ATAAACTACCTGAATAAAATTGCTCGTCTGCCATTTTAGTTTATGTTTAGTTTATGATTAAATATTAATATGTATTGAAAAACGTTTTCTGTATCTGTTTCTAAAATTACCTCTGTACTTAAATTTTGCATTGTTTCTACATTATAAAAATCAATTAAATTAATCCCATCAACCTGTATTATCTCAGCAATCTCCTCTCCAATTACCATTGCAAAACTCAAATCTCCTGCTCCGTTTGGATACCTTGTTACTATTTGCACTGTCATTGTGCATTCATACCAATAATTGCACTTTGTTTTGTTTTGGGCCTTTGTCTGGCTTGACAAAATTACGTATTTTTTCGGTACATTCTTTAGCGGTGCTGATTTGCTATAAACAGGTATTGCCAAATCCCCAACTATTAAATTGGATAAGGCATCTTTGTAAGCATTAAGCACAGATAAATTAGGATCCTTCATTGGTTCAAATATAATTATTTTTTCGCATTATATTTTTTGGTTTCATTCTGCAATACAGAAATCAACTTTTTGCCATAACCTGCAACTCCAATTAAATAAGCTGGTATTAAATATGGTTGAGGTCTTAGATTAATTTGCTTAACTCCTTTGCCTTTAAACTTAATAGCTAACTGGTCAAACCCTTTAGGGATGCTAACTGCTCCGCCTGTTCCAAATTCAACATAGGCTGCATAAGGCGCATTGGCAAATATTAAAGATCTATTATTTCCAACTGATGCGGTTGTATTTCCTATTGATTGCCTTAACTGGCCTAAATCAACAGGCGCCCTTTGCTTTGCATCTGCAACAATACTGTCAGCAGTCGAATTTGTAACCGCAACCGCCATGCGATTTGCATCCACTCCAAACCCATCAATCTGCTTTAATAATCTGCTAATATTAATCTTTGGAGTTCTCATCCGTTACTCTGCCTAATATTTCGTTAAATCTCCTGCGATCATCCAAATCCCTAACTGAATGGATTGTATAATAATTACCCTCATACTCAATCCGCATGTCCTTTGTAGGTGCAAAATCTCTCCTGTAACGTGTCGTAAATCTAAACGTTTGATTTATTACCTGCTCGCCTGCTTCTAACTGTCTGGACCCATCCGATGGCTTTACATTGGCCCATGTTACCAAAATGGGAACAAAAGTTATAACGTAATCCTGAAACTCGTTTTCTACGCTTAGAAATTCCCCAAACGTAATCCGCCTATCTAATTTGCCTGGATTCATATTAAAATAAAGTTATACGCCTGTATGGCGCCAGTAAATAAGTAACCACCTTAGGCATATCCTCTTTTGGATTGTCTCTGTTTTCATACAGATACGTTATCATCTCTTTAATCGCAGTTTCAATATCATCTGGTACATCAGAACCGCCATCATAATTCCAATCATAACCAGCTACATAAGTGACAGTATTAAAGCCTGCTCTATTAGTAATTACATCGGTATAATGCTGAGTGTCTATAATCTCAAAATCTAAATCATCAAATTGTTTATCATAAACCTCCTCAACTGAAATAATCGGATAGTTAAACAATCGTAAATTGCCTGTTATGTCTGTGATTTCAGTAATTGATCTTTGCCATAATACCTGCAAAGTATATTGCTCAACCTGATTAACCGCAGATTTTATTAATGCAGTTATTAATCCATCCTCGTACTCGTAATCCAAATCCAGCCTCAGCCACAACTTTGCTTGCGACAGGCTTACTACGTTTAACTGATCCATATTCTTTTTTACTTTTAAAAGGCTTATCCTTTGGTGTTTTGCTTTCCATTATTTTGTCGCTAATTTACTAATTTTTACTAACCATTTCTCAAACTTGGCTAAATCCTTAACTGGATCCAATTCCTTTGCTCTTTGTAATGGCTTTTTATCCTTAAATAATTGCTCATTATTTTTAATCGCCTCAACCCATGCATCAATATCATTCCTCTGAACGTAAATGGCGCTATCTGCCAGACTTTCTCTAAATCCTGCTATATCTGATGCAATTACAGGAATATCACAACATAGAGCCTCAACCTGAGCCATCCCATAACTATCATACTCGCTTGGCGCAATCAGCAACTTAGTCATTGCCAAATATTTCCGTATATCCTCTGTTATACCAACGTATTTAATATTTCTAACCTTTGGATCAGCTATCTGTAAATAGTAACCGCCCTGAACCGCCAAAAATTTATGGTTTGGCAATCGCTTTGCAATCTCAATCAGTATTTTCCCGCCCTTGTTTTCGTTATGGTTTATTAAGGTAATGTACTCGGCCTTGCTTGTATCCACATCTGCATAATCTCTGTAATTTACAGGCGGATGCAGTACATAGGTTTCCTGATTATAATTTAATTCCTTTTTAGCTTGGTCCGTATTGTAAACAGTAAATACATTTTTTCTAATATCTACCTGCGGATAACCTGCATTGTTATGCGTAAAGTTTATGATTTTTTTTGGACTGATCCTCTGCTTGTTCATTGCGTAGTAAGTACCTGATAATTGGCAAAAAACCAAATCGGCCCAATTCCATAAATTATTGTGACACGTTTTATAGTCCTTAGTTTGCGCATAAACATCTATGCCCTCATAACTATAATCAATCGGATACCTTGTAACTGCCTTAACCTCATGCCCTTTGCTAATTAAATACTGGCAGATACGATGCAAACAAATCTCTGAGCCTGCCCTTTGATGAGGCAAATATATTCCTGGACTTAATAAAATCTTCATATTATATTGATAAATAAATAAGGTTTAGGAATTTTTGGAGTTGATCCATCATAATTATGCAAATCGGATTGATGATAATGGATTGATTGTATTTTAGTAGCTGGGTTAAACATCCTGTATCCTGCTCTATTGAGTTCGTAGGCAATGCGATTATCACAACCAGGAATGCCCAGATAAAAATCACAAAACCGAACATTGCGTAATTTGCCTTTAAATATCCAACTATCTTGGCTGAACCTCTCATTGTGCAACCTTAACCCATCTTTCTTTTTATCCCATCTACTCAAAGCTATGCATTGCCTCTCATGAATATCCAATCTGGTTAAGGTTTCATTAAAATAAATATCAGTATTAGCTATTATTGAAATATCATTTGCTGAGGTAACTGTACCATTAACCAAATCAAAAAAGTTCCTATATGTCGGCCGATTGCCATTAACAATTATCAGCTTATCCGATTTAGGCAGTTTAACCTCACCCTCAACTATCAAAAAGATATTATCAATTAACGGATTTTCAATGTTTTTGTTCAGGCAGTATAATAACTCCTTTTGCCTCTTTGCATCCTTATCCTGATAAAATGATGTGTACAGATTTACCATAAATATTTAAGCAATGCTAATACTGCTAAAACTAAAAAGCTGAACGCCAGTAAACATATTGACCAGCCAATTAAATTGAATAAAAACCTAACTATTTTCATATTATTTAAATTTTACTAAACCTGTGCCACTAAAATGTCCTATTCCAGTAATATCGTATTTCTCTAATTTTAACCCATCCCAAAAATCCTGCATCGGCTTATTTAAATGTATATCATCAAACAAAACCAACCCTTTGTATTTAATTTCAATTAAGTAATTAACAAACTCAGCCTCAAAATCGCCATTATGAAAAGTATCCAGCATTATAAATGGGCATGATAGAATGATTTCTTTAAATCCTAATTCCAAAATATTGCCAATCCTAAACTCAGTATTTTTAGATTTGATTTTACTTATAATAGGCTGAACTTTTAAATCATAGCTAATTACATCATTGTTTTTATTATGGCTTAATGCTATGGCCGAATTGCCCTGATAGGTTCCAATATCTAACAATGTTTGGCCCTTGTATAATGATCCAATGTAAGCCAGTAGCCTGTAATGCTCTTGACCAGCATCCATAAAAAACCAATTATTTGGATAGCCATTTTTTAAGAAACTATCTCTGTAACTATCAAAATTGATACTGTTTAGCTTTTCTTTACTGACTTTTAATATTTTATTTAGCATACTGATTTAATATTAATTTGTAATTTTTATGATACTTATTTATGGCGTGATAACCAACTGAACCCAATGCAAACTCGGTTTCAACCGCAAACTTATTGCAGGTTTCTTTGTCAGGCATCTCAATCCCTAATTTGCGCATCTCATTGCAAAAGTATATATCCTCATTGCCATGTATTTGCATTCCCATATAAGGCGTATTAACACAAATCTGATACATTAGTTTAGGATTGCGAATACTTAACCCTCCATTCATACAATCAGGTATGTAATGAATCCAGGACCCTATAAAATCCCATTCTAAAAACTCCTCAATCCCATCTCTCAATAATCCTGAATCATGCTGAAAAACTAACACCCTATCAAACGTGCAACCTCTCCAAAATGATGGGTTAGTTAAAACTCTGTTATAATCAGATGCGGATTGCAAAGAATAAATGCCACCCTCATAAGGCGGTTTAATATGTATTATTTCCCAGTCATTTTGTAAATACTTTTTATGCTCTTTAATTGCCTTTTGTGCAACCTTATCCCTATCATCAATAATTATTGCAGCTACTTTCATAACTCAACAGTTTTGGTAATCTTAGCCTGTAATTCATGTTCTGCATGCTTGCCATACTGCCAAATAACAATATCTAAACCACTATCCTCAGCCTCTTTAATTAACTCGTTCAGGATGTTTAATTGCTTTCTGATTTCTTTTGCATATTCCATATCAGTCATTTTATATAATCCTAATTCTTCATCTCCACGCATCATTTCGATAATAAGTTCTTTTTGTTTTTCTTTTTGTCCATTTCCAAAATGAGCATATATCATACTAAATCCTTACTAAAGTTTTTATGCATTTTAAGGCTCTCTGGCAGTTCGTTTTTGTCGAATGGTATAGTATTCCATAAATTATAAGAAACACAATGTAAGTCCTTAATATCATTATCTGGCGCCCATCCGTAAAACGTATCGTTTAGCCAATTAGGCTTGATTTCATTTGCATGACCAAATACCAAATATTTGTATCTCATAATCGCCTCTGGCTGGCAGGTACTGAAATGGTAAATGGTTTGCTTTAAATTAAGGTTTTGGAATGTGTTAAACCTATGCATATTTTCCAATCGAATCGGTCTAAACCCATCTAAACAAACATGGTTAAATGATCGCCAGAAGTTTATAAATCCATCAATTCCATAATATCTCTCCTCATTGCTAAATGCATAATCAAAACTTGCATCTAACTCATCCGACTTGTAAACCTCATCCGAATCAACTGTTAATACTAAATCGTACCCATCAGAGTATTTATGCTTTACGTTTCTATGCTCCCATTCGGCTCCATAACTATCCTTGCGGTCCCAAATCATTTTATCCCCTAAAACATCCCTACAAATAGCAAATATATCTTCTTCACTATCTGGGCATTGCGCATTGGTTTGGTGTCCTTGACTGCCAGACTTTGAATATGCAATTACCATTTTGTCAACATGATTTACAACTGATAGCAAAGATTCTTTCAGATAATCCCCTGCATAATGGATAGTCATAAATCCTAAAACTTTATACTTGCTCATATTCCTTTATTATGTTTTTTACCATTACATCAAATGTATAATTTTCTTTTACGAATCTTTCGCCTTGCATAGCTATTTTTTGGCGTTCATCATCATGCTTTAAATAATATTCAATCAAATGGATTAAATCAGTAAATTTTTGCCACATTCTTAAATGAACCAAATCTACAAATGGCATCTCCTTATACTCTCTGGCTAAACACAAAGCACCAGAACCCATAATCCTTAAAATCCGATCGCTTGAATATTTAGGCTCATCGAAATGGCTTAGGTTAATACCAATCTTTATGCCTCTGTATGCCTTTGCCTCCTCTGCCTGACTATGATTAAAGTTACCTGATGAATTTACCCAATTATTCCCATAAACTCCGTAGCGGCCCTTAAAATGCCTATGCAACAAATTATGCATCTGAATCCTCATTCTTGACAAAGGAAATTTAGCTGATCCATAATTATTACCGAAAAATGCAATCTCAGGCATCTGTAAACTATCCCCTAATGGACTGTAAATTTCAGGATCGTATCCTATCTCTAAATATCCGCCATTAACCACGTTTTTAGCATCTCTTAAATTACTAAATAAAGTTCTGTCAATATGAGGAGCCATATCAATCATCCATTGCGGAGTCCTTTCTCTAATATCCCCATTCCAATTAATAATGAAAGCCCCTGTTTTTTTAAGTTCCTTTACAGTTTCAATATGGATTATGTTTTCGGCTTGGATCTGCATAAAGATAATATCCGGCTTAAATGCTTTTGCCATATTAATAGCCTTTTGGTTTACATTTTGTTCTCCAGTACTTAACTCAATATAATCAGTACAATTAGCTAAAAAAGCTTTGCGCATCGAATCAAAAGGCGGAGGCCCCACACATAAACCTAAATGGAATATTCTCATAGTTTTTCTATTTCGTTTTTTACCTCAAACCAATAATTAACTAATGGGTTAAAATCCTTGGATAATAAATCAATTATCTCATCAACGGCTATTTCAGCACATTTTTTAGCTGTATCAAAGCACATTGGTTAGGAGAAACCGCCTAGTATAGCGGATTCTCTGGCTTAATAATTTGTTGATAGTGTGTAATGTATTTTAACCACCATTCTTTATTAAATTCTAAAGAAAATTTAGGGTGCGGAAACTCTCTTTCTACGATTGAATTATCAAAACTTGCAATCGTATAATATTCTCCAATTGTTGGCAAATCAGATTCGTTTTCAATTTTCGTCCAACCGTTATTTTTTTCCAGTCCTTTTAGTGATTTTGGTCTTATGCTATGAACGTGATTTGTCATTTTCAATAAATCTAAATCATCATATTTTGAACTATAAAGACCAGGTTTTATTTTTAGCCATCCATTATCAAAAATTATATTTTCATTGAATGGTAGTCCAAGTTTTAGATACTCTTCTTTTATTTTTTCTTCTTTAGTCATTTTAAATTATTTAATGATTTATGTTACGTGGTATTCTCCTAACAAGCGTTTGGAGCAAGTTGCAGAAACATTTTCTTTCTATTCACGATTGCGGTGGCAACCTGCACCAAGCGCAACCGTTAGCCGTAATTGCTACGGTCTATTCTTATGGGCGAAAATCATCCCTATGAGGAACCCTATAAAGAGAATGATAACTAAATATTCATTTCTCATAAGTCATCAATTTCATCAAGTTCCCGCTCTGCTAAACGATGTCCGTCTTGATAGTCATCACTTTCGTAGATAGTAGGTATTTTTATGAAGTTCTGACTGTCTCTTTCGTTAAATTCTTCTTTCGTAAGCATTCTATATGCTTCACCGTTACAGTTTACTTTTCGTTCAATCATTAATTCGTTTTTAATGATTACAGAATCCAAAACTCTGTCTGTTTGCCAGTTTCTTAAAATCCAATCTGCGTAGTGTTTAAAATTTTGAAATACTTCTTCCATTTTTATTAGGTTTAAATTGGTAACCGCAACTACGGCTAACAGTGCATTTATGCAAGCGGGCGGGACACTTGCGTTATTATTTAAATTGCATCTATGCCCGCCTGACATAAATGCTTCAACGATAGTTACCCATAATATCATCAACTTGATACATTTTATTGAATATTTCTTGCGCCTTTTCTTTTGCTCTCATACTTTACGGATTTGATCCCAATCTTTCAGGAAGTCTAATATTGAAGGATAATTAACTCTGCCAGCTCCGCACTTTCTACGGACATGAATCCATCCGTTTATTACGCCAATACGAATCTCATATTCTTTATGCTTGTATAAACCCTCTTGGCCAATAAACTTTGCTCTGAACATAATTTAAAATTATGCCAGTCTTTCCTAGCAGTCACTAATTATTTTGCAGGGTTAATTAGAACCCTCTATACGTTTAGGCAGCATAGAACCAAAAGCAAAGATAATTATTTTTATAACATTATCAACAAAAAAAAGACCTGCCAATTTCTTGACAGGCCCTTTCACCCTATAACCTATTAACCAAAATAGTCTTAACTTGGATTTGCGTTCATAGAACCTGTTACAAATGCATCAGTATAGTAGATTGGCAATGCAA